GCTCGCGCGCGTCAGCCGCTACGGCCAGACCGGAAACGAGGCAGATTTAAATCCCAACATTGCCAGCCGCAACAAAGGCGATCGCCGCAAGCCAAAACGTAATTTTTTCAGCGATGAGGCCATCGAAAAGCTCGAAGAGATTTTCTTCGATCAGTCCTTTGAGTATCAGCTCAACTGGCACAAGGCCGGTATCGCGCACCGTATTCGCCACATCCTCAAATCGCGCCAGATTGGCGCCACATTTTACTTTGCCCGCGAGTCATTGTTGCGCGCCCTGAAAACCGGGCAAAACCAGATATTTTTGTCAGCCAGTAAGACGCAGGCTTACGTGTTCCGAAAGTACATCATCGCCTTTGCCCGCATGGTCGACGTCGACCTGTCAGGCAACCCGATTGTCATCGGTAACAATGGCGCAGAGCTGATTTTTCTCGGGACCAACTCCAACACGGCGCAGAGCCATAACGGCGACCTGTATGTCGATGAAATCTTCTGGATCCCCAACTTTCAGAAACTGCGCAAAGTCGCCTCGGGGATGGCGTCACAGTCCCACCTGCGCACCACCTATTTTTCAACCCCCTCGACGCTGGCACATGGCGCTTATCCGTTCTGGTCAGGTGAGCTGTTTAACCGGGGACGCAGCAGCGCTGCCGAGCGTGTCGACATCGATATCAGTCATAAAGCGCTGGCCGGTGGCGTGCTGTGCCCGGACGGCCAGTGGCGACAGATTGTCACCATCGAGGACGCGCTCGCTGGGGGATGCACGCTGTTTAATCTGGATCAGCTGAAACAGGAAAACAGCGCCGACGATTTCCGCAACCTCTTCATGTGTGAGTTTGTCGACGACAAGGCATCGGTATTCCCGTTCGAGGAGCTGCAGCGCTGCATGGTCGATGCGATGGAAGAATGGGAGGACTTTGAGCCGTTTTCTGACCGTCCGTTTAACTGGCGTCCGGTGTGGATTGGCTATGATCCGTCGCACACCGGCGACAGTGCTGGTTGTGCGGTACTGGCTCCGCCACTGGTTGCCGGTGGCAAGTTCCGCATCCTTGAGCGTCACCAGTGGAAAGGCATGGATTTTGCGACACAGGCAGAGGCCATCCGCGAGCTGACCGAAAAATACTGCGTCGAGTATATCGGCATCGATGCGACCGGCATCGGTCAGGGTGTTTACCAGCTCGTGCGCTCGTTTTTCCCGGCGGCGCGCGCCATTCGCTACACGCCGGAAATGAAAACCGCGATGGTGCTGAAAGCCAAAGACACCATCAGACGCGGGTGTCTGGAATACGACGCCGGTGCAACCGACATCACACAGTCATTTATGGCTATCCGTAAAACCATGACCAGCAGCGGGCGCAGCTCTACCTATGAAGCCAGCCGCAGCGAAGAGGCCAGCCACGCGGATATCGCATGGGCCACCATGCACGCCCTGTTAAACGAGCCACTTTCCGCCGGTAGCGGCATGCATTCAACGTCAATTCTGGATATTAACTGACATGAAAAAACATCAGAAAAAACCCGCCACAACAACCGCCAGCGCACAGCAAAAAATGGAGGCGTTCACCTTTGGCGAGCCCTCCGCCGTACTGGATCGCCGCGATATCCTCGATTATGTCGAGTGCATCAATAACGGGAAGTGGTACGAGCCGCCGGTCAACTTATCTGGTCTGGCAAAAAGCCTGCGCGCCGCCGTGCATCACAGCTCACCGATTTACGTGAAACGTAACATTCTGGCGAGCACCTACATCCCGCATCCGCTGCTGTCGCGTCAGGATTTCAGCCGCCTCGTGCTGGATTATCTGGTCTTTGCCAACGGCTATCTTGAGAAACGCATGAGCGTTACCGGCCAGCTTTTAAAACTGGAAACATCACCGGCTAAATATACCCGTCGTGGTGTTGAGGATGGCGTTTACTGGTACATGTCGAGCTTCAACAACCCGCACCAGTTCGCACCCGGCTCGGTGTTTCACCTGCTGGAACCTGACATCAATCAGGAGCTTTACGGCATGCCGGAATACCTGAGCGCACTCAATTCAGCCTGGCTGAATGAATCCGCCACCCTGTTTCGTCGCAAGTATTACCAGAATGGTGCCCACGCGGGTTACATCATGTACGTCACCGACGCAGCACAAAGCAGCACCGACGTAGAGTCGCTGCGTTCTGCGATGCGTGATTCAAAGGGACTCGGGAATTTTAAAAACCTGTTTTTCTACGCACCCAACGGGAAACCGGATGGCATCAAGATAGTACCGCTGAGTGAGGTCGCCACGAAGGATGACTTTTTCAATATCAAAAAGGTGAGCGCTGCTGACCTGCTCGATGCGCACCGCGTACCGTTCCAGCTCATGGGTGGCAAGCCGGAAAACATTGGCTCAATGGGGGATGTTGAGAAGGTGGCGCGGGTGTTTGTGCGTAACGAACTGACCCCGCTGCAGGAGCGCTTTAAAGAGATTAACGACTGGCTTGGGATAGAGGTGATCCGTTTTAAAGATTACAGCCTCGAATCAGAGTAACCCCGCAAAAATTGCCGCCTCAGGGCGGCCTCATCCCTGACAGCCTCAGATGCACCACACGCCGCACAATCCCACGAACACATCATCGCAGACCGGCAAAGCATCAGCGCCGTCACGACGCCCACAGGCGCATTAAATTAAATGCTGTCACCGCCTCTGGCGCGCAGTGCTATCCCCGCCTCGCCTGCCCGCTTGATGGGTCGGTTTGAATGCAACTGCACTAGGTTGCTCAAAATACACCAGGCTTGACCTGAAACGTGTTTCAGCCTTGAAATTTTTCAATGCGGATCCATTCACACTAGACATGCAGACACAATATGTTGTAATTCTTTAGTTTTTTATGGCTTATACAGCAATGGTTGAACAACTAACAGGAATGTTAAAATGGGCGGAGAAACATCAGCAATACAGCACGTCGCAAATAAAATCACTCAAGATATTTTTCGTGTTTTCAAATGGCAACGTGCTGAAAGTCAAGATATGAACTGGAAATGTGAGTTGCAAGGACATGACAAAAAAACTCACCCCAGTGATGTTGTGTTCCACTATATCGATCCTTATGAAGAAGAAGTTGTTTATTTAAACACTGATTTAAAAAGCTACGCCAGTGGCTCAATCGGCAAGGGAATTGTTGAAGGCGCAATATCATCTCTCGCTCTCGCCACTGAGTGCGCCAATATCAGCTCACAATGGCGTAATCGTTACATAAAGGATGAATCACTAGGTTTTAATGTTCGTGGTTTGCTTTTTTTATACAATCACGACCATCTATACGATAAAGATTTTTATGAATCGGTTATGAAGAAGGTAGATAGTGAAGCAATTAAGTGCTCGCCAAATGTTAAACTGCACATATTAGATCCTTATAAAATATCTGACATAATCAATATTGCATTTGACATTAAAAATTTAATGGGAAGCGGAGGTTTACCTCAGCCAAACCAGTTTCAGTATTACTACCCTGATCTCGCACTAACAAGAATCAAGCATCCTGTCAATGAAAAAACTGCTGCTACCGTAGAAATACTCTCTTCGCCTTACGTAATTATAAAACATAATCCTTACATCTGGAATGAAGAGGAGCATGATGGTGGATTTGTAATTTATTACAACCAACCAGGAAATAGCATAGATGAGTTTGTTTACTTTTTCGACATGCTATCTAACTACCAAATATTAACAGACGCAAAAAAAATATCAATTAGACATTGCCATATCAATCCGCATGAAGAAGCGGTGCATCATTTTAAAAAAGCAAAACAAAAATATAGCTCCCATTGGTTAGTGGGTGAAAACGAACGTCTTTTCACAAAAGTTAGTTTTGATAAAGTAGCTACTGTAGTTATTAATTACAGTTTAGAAGCAATCGGCATGGAGCAACGCTAATGAAAAACATGAATATTTACTTTGCGACTGATAAAAATATTTATGATGCGTTACACCATAAGCGCATCACTCCAACTTTGCTTCATGAAATATTATTGCGAAAGGGTATTATTCTATCAGGTGAGTTATCAAAAGAAGATTTAATAGAAGAAGTGTGCAAGCTGCCACATAGTTTCCAAGATTTAGTTTCAATTAAAGAACTTGTGCAAACTTATGATAAAAGAGAAAGTACGACGACTGTTAAGCTCCAAACCACATCAACTCAAGATGAACTAAAAAGAGCTGCCGAGCAAGTAAAGAAAAAACTAAATAATGGGAATGGTGAAACAGTTACCATTTCTGCGACAAAAGGTGGAACGTTGTCTGTTGAAGTAAATTATCAGGATGTTGATTTATCGCGCACAGCATTACGACAGATTGATAATAGAAGTCTGAAAGTCGATTTAAAAATAGGCGACGATGGAATAGACATCCGTATGCCTCAAAATCAAAAAGCTAAAGATATTGCTGCTTTACTGCAAAGTGAACTGTCAAAAATAAAATCACAACCAATTGATAAATTTGAAATTTCTTTAGAGTCAGTTGTCAACCCGACCCTTAGAAGTCAGTTTTTTCAGGAATTGATGAATGGCCTTACTGGTTACGAAATCGACGACGTAACCAATGTCGAATTGAATAGATATAAATCAGTTAATATGGATGATGATGATGATGAAGAAATTGAAACGGGTTTCGTAAAACGTGCCGTATTGAAGGGTGAATCGGTAAATAGCTCTGGGATTTTCACGCAATTACACAGTAAAGGTTACTACATAGTCAGAATTGCCTGGTCGGCAAAACCGAGCAATGGGATTGGTAACCGGATTTTAGTTGAAGCATTTTTCAAAAACATTGAAGTTTGCAATGATTTCTCCTATCAGATAAAGGGAATAAATAATCAGCGCGGCACGAATTTCAATGTGACAATTCGTGCCGCAACAGAAATTGAAAAAAATCAGATAAGTCAACTGATTGAATCATCCGCATTAAACGCCTATAATATCGTGACTGGTAATAAGGTGATCGAAAATGAAAAAAGTTAAATGGATTGTTCTAAACAATCGTTTTTCTTTAGATGAAACGATTGACAAGCTAAAAAAAGACCCTTACACCGAAGACAAAGGGAAAGGGTTTATTTTTGAAAAGATAAGAGATGGCTTTTGCCAAGGACGTTTTGTCGAAAAAATCATAACCGAAGATAAAATCGGTTCATTATATGGTGATATCACCACCGTTGAGCGCATTGACTATCGCAATACAAGTTTTTCGATTGACGGTCAATTCTTGCCTATCATTGCCATAATTAACCCTCCTCGTACATTAAAGCCATTTGCTCAGGCAATCGTGAAAAACATTGGATTGGGGGTCAGTTTGGAAGAGATTGAAATAAATCCCTTTGATTGGCTTGAACCTTTGTCGAAATATTTATCATTAACAGTAACTCAGCTTGATATTTCGCAAGTCAAAGTTGCTGAATTTGCACTTGCAAAAATGCAAATCAATAGTTCACATGACTTGAGGCAGTATTTTCTAAAAGAGTTGAAAAATAAGGACTCACGATTAGAGCGCCTGACATCGTCAATTAATGACCCTGACCGTCAAGGTAAATTGAAGTTATTCAGAAACGGAATGGCTCATATTGAATCTAAGGGTGAGGCTGGTTTAATTGACTTACTCCAGACCTGCCTTATGGTCGCTAGATAAAACTAACATCAGGCTGCTATTCTAGCAGCCTGATACATCCATTGCCTATTATGAAAACTTTTGATCCCACTCATCTTGCATCGAATAAATGAATGACTGATCTCCATAACTCACCCTACTCCCCCGCGCCAGTGCTTCAAGCTCCCACCTCTGCGGCTTAATGCCATGCTGAGCCAACTCAAAACGTATACGCGGTATCCGCTCCCGTTCTTCTTTAGTTATTCGACCCGATGGCGCAATCTGATGTGGTTTTAGTGGTTCACTGCTTCGTTGCTGCCGCATTGTCTGGGTAGTGCCGTGTTTTAATGCGTCCCTGAGCACTGTCACGACTTCGGGGTCATCCCACTCAATAACGCCGTCATCAATCAGATTTAACACCGCTGCAGCATGCTCAGACGGCGTAGATGTCATAACTGGATCGCCACCGCTGGTGAGCTTTCCACAGTTATTGACAGGACTCCGAGGCGCGGCAATGCCGCTTTTTAAAGTCAAGGGCTCAACGGCCAACAGCTTTGGAACGATGCGCCATTCGGCTGTACGGGTAACATGTATCAGCTCAGAGCTCAAGTGCGGAGCGTAGATGCCCACGACTCTCTCTATATCCTCTTCGTAGGCGTTGACCTCGTCAGTCACGTTACGAGCCACACGGACTGTCTGACTATCACGTGGTACGTTCGCCCCGCCCTGCGCAGCGATATAAAGGTCAAACTCACCCTCATCAGCTGCGGCTCTTGTAGCCTCGACTCGCTCATCGAATTCATCAGCAATGCTTACGCCACGAGGTAATTTGCGCAGCTCACGATATGCACCCATCGTCGGCAGTCCAATAGATTTAAATTGCGGGATACGCCACGTTGACGCCCATGCGGTTACTGCTGCTGCAGTATCAGTGAGAGGTTTACCGGTATCGTGATCGACTTGCCCATCAAGTGCATACCCGTCGATGTTCTTCGCAATGTATTTTGCGATGTAACCGGCTGCACCACCTTGATTGAGGTGCTTCGCTTCAAAACGCTGTGCTGCTGCACCCTTTTCGTCGCCATCTTCCTTTAAGGCATAGCGTCGCATGATTTCAGTAATATGTTTACGTTGCTCTGGTTTGCAAAAAAGCATCATGTGCCAGTGCGGCGTTCCGTCATGATGCGGCTCTACAACGCGCATACCATAGACCTGCAAATCATTATCTTTAAAGGCTGTACGCATCAGGCTCCAGATACGGCATAAATACCGCTGACCATCCTTCGGCGTAAAAGCGGTGTCATTCCATTCGTGATTAAGTTGCACCGTCTTTTTATCGCCCTTTCCGACCTGACGTGTAGGGTGATACTTCGATGGCGTGGTGATAGTGATAAACATACCGACGTCACCCTGCCCAGCCGCATAGCGTTCAATGCCTGCAATAGTGTTCATCAGCTCCATACGACGGATTTCAGGGTTTGAAATACTTCCCATGACTTTGCTGATGAGATCGATACGCTCACCGGTAACTTTGTTTTCCAGCTCGCACGATTTGAGGTATTCGAGATTAGCCAAGCGGCGAGAATGCACGTCACGGATCGCCGTTTTGCTGGCGTATGGGGAACGGTCTTTATTCACTTCTCCGGCAGCAATCAGCAATGCCTCATGCCAGCGCATACGCTGCGCTTTAAACTGGTTAATCCACCATTCATCGTTTATCAAACGAGATATAGCGGAAAATGCCTGGCGGATCGTGATTTGCCCTTTGCAGTATTTTTTCCAGAACATCGGTGTGATGTTGAATGCGCGAGCTGCACCAGCAACGTGACCATACAAATGCGCCTGAGCCTCATCAGTGAAAAGAGTCTCTTTATCGCCGTGAGTATCAGCCCAAGCGTCGCTAAGTTCCTCATAAGCAACATAGAGCTGCGAAGCTATACGGGCGGCAAATTTTTTGAGAGCCTTGTCACTCATACCAGCTAAACGCGAATAGCTTTCTCGCTCACTCAGGAAGAGTAGCGATGCCGTCTCGTTCATTCCGTTTAGCTGATTGACCCGTTCAAGACGCGGCCCCACCCTTTTCTCGACAGTGTTCTTGAGGAAATAGAAACCATGAAGGGGGCTTTTATTACGACGGATGAAATCATAACGCGAGTTAAACAGCGTTTTTAAGACATATGGCAGGCGATTAACTTTACCTAAAACACCTTGCACCTGACGGAATTCGCCACGTGTAAGAGCTCTGTCACGGCCAATGGCCTCGCGGGGTTTATTCCACGGATAAGCAAATTCATTCATGCCACCAAAAGCTCCAGTTGTTGCGGATGCTTTGGCATTTCAGTCCAGCAATGGATAGTGAGAGGGGTAACACTCTCGATCGCATTTTTCAAAATAGCGCAGCGACCCATGAGAACCGCAGCTTTAAGCTCACGCTCATTAAGTTTTTGGTTGTAATCCGCATCCTGAATAAAACGGGTTATCTCAGGATATTTACATGTGAATTTTGGAATATTGCAGGCAAGATTAGTGCTGTCTGCAGTAGCAAGCGGATAGTTACCCAACACTCGACCATCCAGCATACGGAGGCCATGTATTTTGGTCTTGAAGTTATTTTTCTGATAAATAACATCAAACGCTTCATGCATCCTGCGGTGCCAGCGCTCAGTCCTGATACTTGCATAGTCACCAGATGAGCCAAAGCACACCCGAGGCCACTCGTTACATAGCTCTATCAGTCGGTTTAAGGATTCATGAAGATGCCAGACCGGTGCTGCTTTATCCCTAAAACAACGAGGCATTGAATCGATGAGAGCATCATTGTCAGCCTCTCCGCCCTCAACCACATCAGGGATGACGAAGAAACTAATCTTTGGATGATGATAGTGAGGCAATAACCACTGATAAAACTCCTGCCAATTAATTACTAGTCCACGCTTCCATGCTGAAAAAGCACCATTATCAAGAGCTACCGCAGAGGCGTATTTAATCGAGGCTGCTAGCTGGTCAGGTCTGGCAAAAGAAACAAAAGCGCCAGCACCATTTACTGCAACACGGTGAACGTTACCGGCGTCTCCCCATACTGGCGTGCCGTGATAATGGATAATTGAATCCGTCATCATATGCACAACCTATCTCTCAACCTTTGAGCTGAAAGCTTCCTGACATTTTTCTCCCAGTCGTTCAACCTGCTTTTCTAAATCCGAAAACTGACGAGCTTCCCCTGTTAAAATGTTATGCAATAACAGACCAGAAACGAGCTTAGAAATTGTTGGATAAAAACCAACAGTATTAAGCCAATCTTTTCCAGCATTTCTACCCGTTACCGCTGTTTTCTTTTCCTGCAAAATAAACTGATAGCGGTCGCTGGTAATAACGTACTGGTTATTTATATCGATACGGATACTCATTCTTACTTCCTTCTAAAGTAGATAACCCGCTCAACCGAAAATTGAGTTGTGCAATTTTTCTGATTCTTGACCTAACAACTCGATAATCTCGGTGCGGTTAAGTTCTGACTTACTGATGTGCGCGATAAGCCCGTCAAATTGAGAAGAGAAACGGGTCGCTGTGTCGCGCTGTGCTTCACTTACTGCCTGCTCCAGAAGTGCCGAAAACGCGCCCCGCTGCGCTGTTTTTTGTTTTTGCATTTGCCTATCTCCAGACAAAAGGAGTCCCCACGCTGTAAGGCGTGTAATAAATCGAATCCAGATTAATTAATGTAAATACTGCTCAGGTTTTACCGAGGTTAAAATGGTCGGCGCGTACTCAAAAAGGCTAAACAGCTCTCGCAAGGCACGGAAAAGTTTGTCCCGCCAATAGCAGTCGTCCTCATTCAATCGCCAGTGCGGCATACTGAATTCTTGATCTGTGAGCCCGGCATGACGAAAAAGAGAACGCCTTTGGCTAACAGTAAGACGGCTAATGAAAGTCGCCCTAGTAGAGCCATGCTGACGAAACCGACAAAATGCGAATCTCAGTTCATCCAATGCACAGACAAGACGCTCGCGATCTGCTTCTTCCATTTCTTCTAAGCGCATGACAGAGTGACGTTGTTTTAATTGAGCATGAAAACAAACTGTCAGGCGTTCGCGCTCCATCATTTGATTGTAAAAATCACAGGTGTCCTGCCAGCGTGGCTGAGCCAGGTACTTACCAACCAGCCCTCTAAGTGCCGCTGGCTGTTTCTGGATCACATCAAGAGTCATAACGGTCATAACCATATCCCTCCTTTTCTGACCAAACGGAAAAGCGTCTCAATAATGCCAGGCTTACGAGTGCGGATGATGATGCCTTTACGTCCCTTACCATGAGTAATAGTGAAGTTAACCGGCTTAGGGCTTTCTCTACGGAGTAACTGAGCTATGCAACGAGGTTCTTTTTTACGTTCAATATCCATTATCGTGGTTCCCCTAAACCGAGCCACATCAGCCAACCGTCACGAATCTCTTTTGGGCGACTGTCATAGGCCATCTTCATACCTTTGTTCCAGGCTGGTAGGTACACCCAATACTCCCCAGCTCTGCCACTAGTTGATTGCGGATCTGTCATCTCAACCACAGGCAGTTTGCCCTTCTCAATCATCCCTTTAACAGCAGCAGGGGTTTTGCCTATAAGACGAGCAAATTCTTGATATGGGACCGCATCTGTTCCACTTACAAGCTGGTTATTCATCTGCTACGATTCTCCTTTGGTGTGGTTAATTGCTCTAAATAGGGTTTAATTGCTCCAAAAGGTGATTCACCAATTAGATAGTTAAATCTACGATAGGTGATAATGTTCAACTATAGGTGATTTTATGTCAATACAGATCCATGAAAAAATCAAGCTAGTAAGAGAGTCAGAAAGGTTAAACAGGAAGCAATTCAGTGAGTTGACAGGAATAGTGTACGGTTCATTTTGTAGCTACGAAGCTGGTGATAAAAAACCAGGAGTTGAACAAATCATGAAAATCCTTCAACACCCACGTTTCACAAAGTACACGTTATGGTTTATGACTGATCAAATATCACCAGAAGCTGGGCAGATTGCACCGGCTCTCGCGCACTTTGGGCAGCAGACAACAACGTCACCCCACTCAGACCAGAAAACTGGCTAACCATTTACGGCGCTTATTTGTGTAGTAAATGCACTAAGAGTTTTTGTTATTTAAATCAGGAAATTGAAGTAAGCAGTGACATCATCGGGAGGCTTTATGTCTATTAAAAAGCTCGATGATGGTCGATACGAAGTGGACATCAGACCTGCAGGGCGCAACGGAAAGCGCATCCGCAGGAAATTTGACAAGAAAAGTGAGGCTGTAGCTTTTGAGAAACACACTCAATACAACCATCACGATAAAGAATGGCTGGCTAAACCGACAGATAAGCGGCATCTGTCTGAATTAACAAAAGTCTGGTGGGATCTGAAAGGTAAGCATGAAGAACACGGAAAATCTAATTTGGGTAAGATTGAAATCTTTACCCGGATCACTGATGACCCTTGCGCGTTCCAGATAACCAAAGCGCTTATTAGCCAGTACAGCATGACTCGCAGAGGGCAAGGCATAAAACCGGCCAGTATCAATCGCGACCTTACCTGCCTAAGTGGCATGTTTACGGCACTAATTGATGCGGAACTGTTTTTTGGTGAACACCCTTTCAGAGGGATGAAAAAGCTCAAGGAGCAGAAACCAGAAACAGGCTATCTGACGCAGGAAGAAATAACATTGTTGCTTGCCAATCTTGACGGGGACAACAAGAAAATCGCGATTCTCTGTTTAAGTACCGGCGCTCGATGGGGTGAAGCTGCGAAACTGAAAGCTGAGAACGTAATACAGAATCGGGTTACGTTCGTTAAAACAAAGACGAACAAACCGCGTACTGTCCCTATCTCTGAGGAAGTAGCTGTAATGATTGCGGGTAAGGGTTATCTGTTCCCTGATGCCTCATACCCGAAGTTCAGGCGAACAATGAAAGATGTAAAACCAGATCTACCGGACGGGCAAGCAACTCACGCATTGCGTCACAGTTTTGCTACCCACTTTATGATTAACGGCGGGAGTATCATCACCTTGCAGAGAATACTGGGACATTCACGGATAGAGCAGACAATGGTCTATGCGCACTTTGCACCGGAGTATCTTCAGGATGCTGTTTCACTCAATCCGCTACGTGGTGGTATTGACTCCCAGAGTGTCCACACTGTGTCCACAGTAGGGTAGTTTATTATGGCTTTCAGTGGTCTTGCGTGCCGCGCAAACCCGCATTGCACCGCTGAAAGCCCATGTTACCTACCCTGAAAAACGCCCTTACGCAGGCTTATTTTTTGCCTGCCATTTAAACTCTCCGAATCTCCCCAATTCAAATCTTTACTTTCAGGCGAAAAAAAACCGGGCATTACGCCCGGCTCATTAGGTGATTAAAGATTAATGTGCTGCTTCTGGCTTGTGCTTTTGTGCACTCTGGAAACCATAGGTCAGCTCATTTTTCTCTTTATCCAGCGCAACGGTCACCTGACCGCCATCCACAAGCGAACCGAACAGAAGTTCGTTAGCCAATGGTTTTTTCAGGTTATCCTGGACAACACGCGTCATTGGGCGTGCGCCCATTGCGCGGTCATAGCCTTTCTCTGCCAGCCAGTCACGAGCTTCCTGACTCACTTCAAGAGAGACACCTTTCTGATCCAGCTGAACCTGAAGCTCGACGATAAACTTATCAACAACCTGATGAATCACCTCGGTAGAGAGATGATCGAACCAGATAATGTTGTCGAGACGGTTACGGAATTCCGGCGTAAACACTTTTTTGATTTCGCCCATCGCATCAGTACTGTTGTCCTGATGAATCAACCCAATCGATTTACGCTCAGTTTCACGTACACCAGCGTTGGTGGTCATGACCAGCACCACGTTGCGGAAATCCGCTTTACGCCCGTTATTGTCGGTCAGCGTGCCGTTATCCATCACCTGCAGCAACAGGTTAAAGACATCCGGGTGCGCTTTTTCGATTTCATCCAGCAGCAGTACCGCATGCGGATGCTTAATAACAGCATCAGTCAGCAAACCGCCCTGGTCAAAACCGACATATCCTGGAGGCGCACCAATCAGACGGCTGACCGTGTGGCGTTCCATATACTCGGACATATCAAAACGCAGCAGTTCAATGCCGAGGGCTTTGGAGAGCTGCACCGTGACTTCGGTCTTACCGACGCCAGTTGGTCCGGCAAACAGGAACGAACCGACCGGCTTATGCTCGTGTCCCAGCCCGGCACGGCTCATTTTGATCGCTTCAGTCAGCGCCTCAATGGCTTTATCCTGTCCGAATACCAGCATTTTCAGACGGTTGCCCAAGTTTTTCAGCGTGTCGCGATCGCTCTGCGATACGCTCTTCTCCGGGATCCTCGCAATGCGGGCCACCACGGACTCAATATCCGCCACGTTGACGGTTTTCTTGCGCTTACTGACCGGCATCAGACGCGCACGCGCGCCCGCCTCATCAATCACGTCAATCGCTTTATCCGGCAGATGACGATCGTTAATGTATTTCACCGCCAGTTCGACCGCTGCACGCACCGCTTTGGCGGTATAGCGGACGTCATGGTGCGCTTCGTATTTCGGCTTCAGACCATTGATTATCTGCACGGTCTCTTCTACCGATGGTTCAGTGACATCGATTTTCTGGAAACGGCGCGCTAACGCACGGTCCTTTTCAAAGATATTGCTGAATTCCTGATAGGTTGTGGAGCCTATAACACGGATCTTACCGCTGGAGAGCAGCGGCTTGATCAGGTTAGCCGCATCCACCTGGCCGCCCGATGCCGCACCCGCACCGATAATGGTGTGGATCTCATCGATAAACAGAATGCTGTTAGTATCCTGTTCCAGCTGTTTCAGCAGCGCCTTAAAGCGTTTCTCAAAATCACCGCGATATTTAGTGCCTGCCAGCAGCGAGCCGATATCCAGGGAGTAAAGGGTGCAATCAGCCATGATTTCAGGCACATCACCCTGGACGATACGCCAGGCGAGGCCTTCGGCAATGGCGGGGTTTTCGGCACCACACTCTCCCCCCCAC